TATGTATTTTCAAGAAACATTAGAAGATTGGGCCAAATTTAATATAAACAATAGAACAAAGCACGATGCTTCAATAAGCTCTGGCTTAGCTATTATGGCTTGTAATAAAAACAAATATACTCCAGTTGCTCAAAGAAGAAACAATCCTGTTTCGTTAAACTTTGGAAAATACAACAACGACGGGTCTAGTTCAAAAATAATAAAATAAATAAATGGTTTATACTAACTACAATAGTTCATTTCCAGATCAGGTAGTACCTGTGGCGGTTAAGGATTCTTACGATTATGGATTACAAGTAGGTAATGCTGTAGAGAACGAGTGGTTTAGAAGTAACCGCGGTGGGTTAGAAAGATTCACGGCTAACTTTCAAAACTATAACCGTTTAAAATTATATGCTAGAGGTGAGCAGTCTGTACAAAAATACAAAGATGAATTAGCTATAAATGGTGATTTATCTTATTTAAATTTAGACTGGAAGCCAGTACCTGTATTGTCCAAGTTTGTAGATATTGTTGTTAATGGTATGACTGATAAAGGTTATAAGATAAATTCTTTTGCTCAAGATCCATTTGCTTTAAAACAAAGAACTGATTTTGCTTTCGCTGCTTTACGTGATATAGAAAACAAAGATCTTATAGAAGAATTAGGTGCAGCAACAGGTAAAAACTTTTATGCAACTCCAAAACCTGAAGAATTACCAGGCAATCAAGATGAGTTAGATCTTTACATGCAGCTTAACTATAAGCAGAGTATCGAAATAGCAGAAGAAGAATTAATATCTAATGTTCTTGATTATAATAGATACGAAGAAACAAAAAGGCAAATAGCTTATGATTTAGCCGTATTGGGTATAGGTGCTGTTAAAACAAATTTTAATAAGTCAGAAGGTATAACAGTAGAGCATGTTGATCCCGCTAGCTTAGTTTATTCTTATACAGAAGATCCTAATTTTGAGGATATATACTATGTAGGTGAAGTAAAAAGCATGTCATTATCAGAGGTTAAACGTCAGTTTCCAGACTTAACACCCGATCAGCTAGAAGAGATACAGCAATACCCAGGTAGTACTAACTACACTTTAAATTGGTGGGGGCAAGATCAAAGAGATCAAGTTCAAGTTTTGTTTTTTGAATATAAAACTTATCACGATCAAGTATTCAAGTTAAAAAGAACAGAGCAAGGTCTTGAAAAAATTATAGAAAAAGACGACACGTTTGATCCACCTGAAAATGATAACTTTGATAGAGTACATAGAGCTATAGAGGTTTTATACACAGGCGCCAAAATTCTAGGTATGAATAATATGCTAGAGTGGAAGTTGTCAGAGAATATGTCTAGACCTTATGGTGATACTACTAGAGTTAATATGAATTATGTTATATCAGCTCCACGCATGTATAAAGGTCGTATTGATTCTTTAGTAAATAGAGTTACTGGGTTTGCTGATATGATACAGTTAACGCATTTAAAGCTACAACAAGTAATGTCACGTATGGTGCCTGATGGTGTTTATGTTGATGTTGATGGTTTAGCAGAAGTAGATCTTGGCAACGGTACTAGTTATAATCCACAAGAGGCTTTGAATATGTACTTCCAAACTGGTAGTATTGTAGGTAGAAGTTTAACACAAGATGGTGATGGTAACAGAGGTAAAGTACCAATTCAAGAGTTGCAAAGCTCTAATGGTATGGCTAAGATATCTTCACTAACACAAACATACCAGTATTATTTACAAATGATACGTGACGTGACGGGGCTTAACGAAGCTAGAGACGGTAGTCAACCTTCTAAAGATGCTTTAGTTGGTTTACAAAAACTAGCAGCTGCTAATTCTAACACAGCGACAAAACACATATTACAATCTTTAATGTACTTAACTCTGAAAACATAAGCTTAAGAGCTGCTGATGCTTTAGCATTTCCATTAACAAAACAAACTTTAATGGGTAGTATAAATCAATTCAACACGGCTACTCTTGAGGAAGTCGACAAGCTTAGCATGCACGAGTTTGGTATATTTTTAGATTTAGAACCTGACGAGGAAGAACAAAACAAGTTAGAACAAAATATACAAATAGCATTACAGTCTGGAAGTATAGGTCTTGAAGACGCTATAGATATTAGAGAAATACGTAATATTAAATTAGCTAATCAATATTTAAAGTTTAAACAAAAAGAAAAGCAAGAAAAGAAAAGAGCTGAACAGTTAGAGAACATACAAGCTCAAGCTCAAGCTAACGCACAGTCTGCTGAAAAAGCTGCAATGGCTGATGTTCAAAAAGAACAAGCCCTTGCCCAGACTAAGGTTCAAATAGAGCAAGCTAAGACTGAGTTTGAAATAAAGAAAATGGAACAAGAAGCTTTAATTAAAAAGCAATTAATGGCTGAAGAGTTTGATTACAACATGAAGCTTGCTCAAATGAGAGCTCAAGTAGATAAACAAAAAGAAGCTGATATAGAAGATCGTAAAGACGAGCGTGCTAGAATTATAGGCACTCAACAATCAGAAATGATTTCACAACGTCAAAACGATGAACTACCTAAAAACTTTGAGTCATCTGGATTTGACTCACTAGGAGGATTTGGACTTGAACAGTTTGAACCTCGTTGAAAAATCCTTTAATTTTATACTATTATATTATGTCAACAGAAGTAAAACAAGAAGGGGAATTTAAAGTAAAAAAACCTTCAAAGCCTAAAAATTTAGGTCAAACAAATAATGAAACTATTAAAGTAGATTTAACATCGCCGGAAGCTACTGGTGAGATTAAACCAGAAATTACTAAAGTAGTAATAAAAGAAGAAGACAATGCCGTTCAAGCACAGGAGACAAATGATAGCGATGCTATTGTCGAAGAACCAAAAGACAGTGGCGACAGCGAAACAGTGGTTGAAGAAGTACGGGCCACCGAAGAAGAAGTAGATTCTCCTTTACAGGAAATAACAGAAGAAGAGGAGCAAGAGGTAAAAGAGATAGAACAAGAAGCGCAACAAGCTAAAGCAGATGAGCAAGTTCTAGGAAAACCTTTACCAGAAAATATTGAAAAGCTAGTTTCTTTTATGGAAGAAACAGGCGGAACTGTAGAAGATTACGTTAGATTAAATAAAGATTACTCTAACATAGATAACACAAGTTTGCTTAGAGAGTATTATAGAAAAACAAAGCCTTATTTAGAAGGCGAAGATATTAACCTTTTACTTGAAGACTTTTCATATGATGAAGAGCTTGATGAAGAAAGGGATGTGCGCAAAAAGAGTATTACGAAGAGATCAAGTTGAGACCTGGCGTAACCCAAGAGCAGAAAAAAGCTATGGAGTTTTTCAATCAGTACAATGAAGAGCAAAATGCTATAAAGCAAAAGCATGAGCGTTTTAAAATGAATACAAGTAAACTATTTAATAATGAATTCAAAGGTTTTGATTTCAAAGTTTCTGATAAAAAGTTTAGATATTCTGTAAAAAACACTGATCAAACAGCTGAAGTGCAATCTGATATTAGTAACTTTGTCAAGACGTTCTTAGACAAAAACGGTGAAGTTTCAGATCACAAAGGCTATCATAAAGCTTTATACGCGGCGAGGAATCCCGACGCTCTAGCAACTCACTTTTATGAACAAGGCAAAGCTGATGCTATAAAAAATCAGTTAGCTAAGTCTCGTAATATAAGTACAGAACCTCGCAAGACAGCGAGTGGTGATGTGTTTGTTAACGGTTTAAAAGTAAGGGCTATATCTGGGGCTGACTCTAATAAATTAAAAGTAAAAACAAAACGATTTAATTAATTTTAAAATTTAACATTATGGCAGTAGTACCAGCGTTTGGTTCAATTAAACCAAGCCAAAAACAACAAGTGCTAATTGATAATTATTTAAGCTTCAACGATGGAAGTGGAAATGATTTCGCTCAACAGTACTTACCAGAAATTTATGAACAAGAAGTAGAGCGTTACGGAAATCGTACGTTATCAGGTTTCTTACGAATGGTTGGAGCAGAAATGCCCATGACATCTGATCAAGTTATTTGGTCTGAGCAAAACCGTTTGCACGTAGCTTATAATGACGTATCATGTACAGGCGCTGCTACATTAACATTTGCGCTAGACGCAGCAGCAGGTCAAAACTTTGTTGGAAATGTTATATCAGCAAATGATACTATTGTAATTATGGACCCAGCCAGTGGAGCTGAGCTAAAAGCATTAGTAGAAATTAGCGCTGATACGTCAGCTACATTAGCTACACTAACAGTTAAGCCTTATACCCAACAAGATCTTGTTGCTGGTGGTGGTGGTGCTGGTGAAGTAGATTTTACAGGTTTAACAACTCTTAAAATCTTTGTATATGGTTCTGAATTTAAAAAAGGAACAGCTGATGGACGCGAGCGTTCAATCACTCCTTCTTTTACTCAGTTCTCTAACTCACCTATTATCATTAAAGATAAATACGAAATCAACGGTTCTGACACAGCTCAGATTGGTTGGGTTGAAGTAGCTACTGAAGATGGTACATCAGGTTTCCTATGGTATCTAAAAGCAGAGTCTGAAACACGTCTACGCTTTGAAGATTACCTAGAAATGGCTTTAGTTGAAGGTGAAAAAGTAAGTGGAACATCCACACTAGGAGCTGGAACTGTAGGTTATAAAGGAACTGAAGGTTT